GGGCCCCTAAAGGCCCTCCCACGCTCTTCGGAGTAACTCCATAAGTCACCTACTCGACCTAACAAGTCTTGTAGGCTCCAACGAAAGGACGTTGTCTTGTATGGTTATATCCCGTAAGCTGTCGAATTATGCCCAAGTTGGGCATTATAAGACTATACCCGAATCTCCAGGTCCAGTGCAGATGTCTTTCGAAGACTCTGTAATGTATGCTGGTGAGAACGGTCACTACGGGTGGCCTGATTTTCCTCTCGACAGAGATGTCGGAGGCCGCTTGTTTCTCAACAAGTACTCTGCTTACGCAAATACTGCGGAAGTGGGAGAAATCAGGAGCGGTACGTCCCGATATATCGGGGCATTCGCTGGTACGTGGCCCGGTGTTAGTAAGCTTCCAGGATCTTCCTGGACGCCATCTTCTACCGATGCCTCGGACGCATACAACAGGATGAAACCTACTAAGCCAAGTTTCTCGGGCCTTAATGCTCTTTATGAGCTTAAGGATATACCGAGTATGCTTAGACAGAGGTTAACCCACAATCATCTTAAAGATATAGGTAGTTATTACCTAGCTCTAAAATTTGGTTGGGAGCCTCTGCTGAATGATATTCGTAACTTTGTGCGTACACAACGTAATGCACAAAAGCGAATCAAACAGCTCCTGCGTGACAACGGAAAGCCAGTTCGTAGAGGAATTGTCCTTCACGAAGACTCTACAAGTACGTATGCCGAGGGCCAGTCTTATGGGGCTTTACGTCCCACAATTAATACTGGTTTTTACCAAGGCTATACTCCTACTTTTAAGAGTACGTTTACCCATACTGAAAGAATTTGGGCCAGAGGCCGCTTTCGGTATTGGTTACCTGGCGGTCCAAGGGATGTGGTCTGGACTAGGAAGATGTTGGCTAGAATCTTTGGATTTCAGCCTTCACCTGCCGTCGTTTGGAACGCTATGCCTTGGACATGGTTAATCGATTGGTTCGCAGACGTTGGTTCCATGTTAGAGAACATGGACGCCGGCGTGGCCGATCGATTAGCAGCTGACTACTGCTACATAATGAGGGAACTCACCGATCACGGTACGCGAGAGACCCGAGGGTACTTTCGTCGTGCTAGTAACGGTGAATACTTCTATGTAACCGCAAATGGCTCAGCTACTGCGACTTTAAAATGTCGCGAACCTGGGTCTCCTTTTGGTTGGAACATACCTGAGGGTTCTCTCTCAGGTATGCAACTTAGTATTCTCGGGGCATTAGGTTTGTCTCGGCTTCCTAAGTAATCTACTGTGTGCAGCAGATTCTGCACTTGTAAATGCGTATAAGAAGGAGCTTCTAATGCTTGCTGATCCTCAGAGTGTTACTATCAATGCCGTCGCGACGAGTTTGCCGCGAGTCCAACTTGGACCCACGGTAAATCTCTACACTTCGGCCGATGGAAACACTTCCATGACCACGAAGCAGAATAAAACTGCTAAGCGGTTTCGTCGTGAAGTGAGGCTTTCTCAGCGCAAGATTGCACCTGATCCAATTTCTGCCGTTAATGGCGAAGCTGGAGTCAGCGTGTACCTTGTCGTTGATGAGCCTAATAACAACATCTTCACTGACGCTGAGGTCAAGTACCTTATCGAGGCCCTGAAGAGCTGGCTTATTGCAGCTAATCAGGATAAAATCCTCGGCGGCGAGTTTTAGCCGTAAAGGTACTTCCGAGAGGAGTGAGCTTAGACGGTCCTACTTCCTCACTATAAAGGAGGTTGTAGTGAAAAGACCGACCATGCTCGTCAAGGCCATGCTCAATCAATTGAGTTTGGACCTAGACTTGTCCGTAGAGCGCGATCTTCGACGTGTCGAAGATCGTTGTGAACACGAAGGGCTTTCGTTCTTAACGATTACCCTTCCTCAGCTCTCAGATGCACTTGACAGTGCTCTAGAGTCTGGGACGTTCACGTGTCCTAGCAGTTTTGCTAGGCACGGAAGTCTCCCCCGTTTTATGGGAGGTTTCTTCAAACGTGTGTTCAATAAGGACGGTGTTCTACTCAACGAACCCTGCCCGTATTCCATCGCTGGTATACGGCAAGTTTGTCGTTTCTTTAAGAAACTCAAACGAGAGTGTCTCCCCCGGTTTAACCGAAGGGCAACACAGCATTTTGTTGATGTAGAGAGCGAACTCCGACGGATGACCTCTCAAGTTGAGAGAAAGGATGTTATCCTTGACAAGATCTCAGGACTACTATGGTCTCAGGTTTTTCCTGAACCTAGCTACCTTGATTTTGTTTGTCATCACGGTCCTGGTGTCACTGCGGATCGTTATCTTGCTAACGCAAGGTATAGGATTCGAAAGTGGAACCAGCGATCGGAGTACACCTTCCCATCTGACCTCCACTGCTACCCCAATTACGGAGCAGCAGCAGAAGGAGCCAGAGGTACAAAGGAAGGTGGCGCCGCCGAAGACGGATTGGCATACTTGGAATTACGCGATGAACTCGCGGTCCGAGTAGTCTTTGTTCCGAAAACGGCGACGACGCCGCGAGTAATCGCAATTGAGCCTTCACATATGCAGTATATGCAGCAGTCGATTAAAGACTACTGTTATGCTACTATTGAGACTCATGCGCTGACAAGGAACTCGATCAGATTTTCTGATCAGACTCCGAATCAGATGCTCGCTCACCGTGCAAGTAAGGATAGACGACTAGCTACGCTAGACCTGAAAGATGCATCGGACCGTGTACATTTACACTTAGTCCAGCGCATCTTTAAGAACTCAGGGCTACTCGATTACCTCGAGGATGCTCGTTCCTTACATGCTACGTTACCAGACGGCCGCAATTTGGTACTGTTTAAGTATGCTTCGATGGGTTCAGCTTTATGCTTTCCCGTAGAAGCAATGGTGTTCTACACCCTTATTCAGTCCATCATGCATACGCTGGATGGCATACGTCCGAGTTCACGATCAATTAAGCGTTATAGCCGAAAGATCGATATCTATGGTGACGATATTATCGTTCCCGTAGAATACGCGGACGCTGTCGTGAATTACCTAGAGAGCTACGCTCTCAAGGTTAACGTCAGCAAATCCTTCAAGGCAGGTGCCTTTAGGGAAAGTTGCGGTGCGGATTTCTACAATGGTGTTCCGGTTAATCCGGTATACGCCAGAATGGAGCCGCATGACGATTCACGACGCTGGGATGCAAGTTCCGTAATGTCTTGGAATGCGACCGCCGATCTCTTTTATCAAAGAGGTCAGTGGCACGTTGCCCAAGTTATACGGGACATGCTTCGTAAGGTGGTGAAACGCACCATCCCCAGATCACGATCACTCGGGTCTGGGCTATTCCACTTTAGCTACCTTTTTGATACTAATTGTCATTACGACAAGCAGTATCATTGTTGGAAGCAAAAGAGAATAGTTTACGATCCTATCAAAAGAAAGGATAGTATTGATGGAGACGAAATCGCCTGCCTCAACAAATGGGGCATTGATTCCTATCTCAGGGAATCTCGTTCAGGCAACAGTGTCGTCCGACATAGACATGTCTATGTATATGCCGGAAAAGGCACGAAGCAAGTTCGAGAATGTATCCCTGATTTGGGACATCGAGCACCAGTTGGTGACGCACGAATCGCTAACGTCAGCCTTTGCGATATACCGCACGAACTGCATGGAAGTCGGCTTGAAACCGATTCCATTTCCAGCTTATGTGGCAATCGCTCAGAATGCGATAGCGAAACGACTGAACGAGGAAATCTAGAACTCGAGGACATTTATGTCATCGATACTAGCCAACCGGACTTACGTCACCTCACTGATGACGCGTTCGGATTGGATTTCCAGTCCAGTGTGAAGCGCGGTGCCTTCAAGTCGAAGCATCGCTGGGTTAGCCTCGTCGGCTAACGCCCCGTTATAGGGGCTGAGGAGATGGAAC